AGGCAAGGTATCCGTTGACGGCACGATGGCAACCAACTTCGTCGTCTCCTTCAACTCGGCAGGCACGCAGAGCGCGATCACGGGCAACTTTACTCGACTCATTCCAGCCACAACCGCGCTTATCGACGAGCGCATCGCGGGGGACGCAACCAACGCCGAAATCCAAGAGTTGCAACTCCGTCTCGCTCCAGCAGTATATGAGTCAACGTGGACTGACCTAGGAACGGCGATGACGGTCAGCGTTGCGACAACGATAACCGGATCGCCGATCAACAACGAGGTGCAACGTGTCTCGTTTTCACGCGCTCCGTATCTCGGCAGTTATCGCCTCACGGTTCCGACCTATAACGTGGACATCGCCAGCACGGTCACGGATGGCGTATTCATCACGACGAGCAACCACGGTCTGACACTCGCCCAACCAGTGGTGCTAACAGGCTTCACCGCGTTGACCGGTTACACGGCAGGGCTTCAATACTTCGTCCGCTCGATTCCACAGACCAATGAATTTTTGCTTGGAGTAACAGCGGGGGCAGTTGCTATCACGACCGGCACAGGCACGGTGACGACGGGCAGCGTAGCAACAACCGTCCTACGTCAGACCGATCCACTCGATGCCAGCACGACCGCCGCGCAGTTGCAAACGGCCTTGCAAGCACTCGACAGCATCGGCGCAGGAAATGCTACTGTCGGAGGCATTCAAAATAGTTACTTCGATATTAGTTTTGGCGGAGCGAAAGGCTTCACCGACTTGCCAACACTCCAAGTCCAGAGCGGCTTGAGCGCGGCCCCAGGAAAGACCGCCGCCGTAGATTTCAACACTTTCGGCGTCCGCGATCTGTTGCTAAACTCAACTTCGGTCACAACTGAGATCGAGATCGAATTAACTACTGGCGGCGAGCGGAGCACGATCATCCTCCAACCATGCACACTCACGGAAGAACTCATCAGCCAAGGCGGTCTGAGCTAATGGACAGCCACGCTTTTCATACGCTTGTCGGAACGTCCGCGCCAACAGCCGCTGTATTGATCTCGTTCAGCGAGGTTGAAGCATGGCTTCGAATTCTTTCGCTTTTGATGGGAATTTGCATCGGTGCAGTTTCGTTGTATAAAATGACTAGACCCAAAAAACCATGAAAACACTACTAGCAAAATTGAAAGAACCCTCAACAATTCGCGGCCTCGCCATCATCGGCGGCGTTGCCGGTTTGAGCATGGAACCAGCAAAATGGGACGCAATCGGCGCGGCGGTCGCCGCCATCATTGGACTTATCGAAATCTTCCGCAAAGAAAAATGAGCGCGAAGCAAATTGCGCTGTGGATGATCGTTCTCAGCTTTGCGTTCCTCGGAATGGCGTTTTTGACTTCATGCGCTGGGTTTAAAAATCCGTCGGTATGTTTGAAGACCGACTACGGAACATTCTGCTACGAATTGCCGGATATCCAAAGCCTCAAAAAATGACGTTTGACGACCGCAGCGAGATTCAGCTTGCCACGCTCCACCCAGCGATGCAAAAGACCGCACGCGCCTTTCTAGGCGTTGCAAAGACTATATGTGCTAAGGTGGGCTGTGACGTTAAAATCATCAGCGGAACCCGCTCCTATATGGAGCAAGATGCGCTCTATGCGCGTGGCCGCACAACTCCAGGAAAAAAGGTAACGAACGCCGCCGCCGGACATTCAAATCACAACTTCGGCATCGCTTTCGATATCGGCATTTTTCGCGGCAAAGAGTATTGCGGAGAGCATCCGCTCTACCACGAACTCGGCACGCTCGGCAAATCGCTCGGCATGGAATGGGGCGGCGACTGGAAATTCGTTGACGAACCGCACTATCAGCTACGTCCAACATGGGCGAAAGGCATGACCGAGCGTGATATGCTCGCCAATTTACGCAATAGAGTATCGAAAAAAATAGACGTCCTTGCTTGAAAAAAAAGAAACAACCGACGGTTGAATCGGAGCGCACGGAAGCACTCGCGGAAGCGAAGCGCATCTTGTCGGAGCATTACGACTGCGGCCTCGCCATTGTATCGTGGGAGCAAGCAGGCGAGACGATGCACGGGGAATTTGTATTCGGCAACAAATACGCTGTCGAGGGACTCGCAGGCGACTCGTTCAGCATTTTATTTCCAGACGCAGAAGAAGAGGAGGAAGACGAAGACGCATGAAAATGACACTTGAGTTTGACGAGACCGAGCGATACGAGCACGAGGTGGCCTGCAAAGCCCTTGATATTCTCATCCTAGTGGATGACATAGATCAAGAGCTTCGGAGCGCCTTAAAGCACGAGAGCGGAGCATTCGCAAAACTTGATGAAGATACGATGGAGGCCGTTCGCGCGTGGATTTGGGAGCAACGTAGCGACCGGAACATTCCAGAACTTAAATGAAAGGCTGGAAAAAATGGATGGCAGTCGGGTGCTCTCATGGCGACCAGATCGACGCAGAGGCACGCAAGGCCGTGTTGACGTTCCGAGACCGATGGAAGCCCGACACGACAATTCATCTCGGAGACTTTTTGGATCTCGCGGCGTTTCGCTCCGGTGCTATTTCAGATCCCAACTCAAGCGACCGCGCGGCCAGCATCTCGGACGATCTCAGCGCCGGCATCGACTTCCTTCACGAACTCCGGCCGCAACATATTTTATATGGAAATCATGAAGCGAGGCTTTATAAACTCGCCAATTCTCCCAACGCGCTAGCGGCTCACGCCGCTACGCTCACGGTCCAAGCCATTGAGAAGACCGCGAAGGAGCTAAAAGCGCGGCTGTATCCATACCATATTCGGAGCTTTTACGAGCTAGGCGGAACGAAGTTCCTGCACGGATATATGTATAACGTGCAGGCCATCCGCGATCACGCAGAGACATACGGACAATGCGTTCTGGCCCATCTACACCGAGTCGGATGGGAGCGCGCACGCACACTCGACGGGCCAAGCGGATATTGCACTGGAATGCTGGCGCGTTTCGATATGGAATACGCAAGCACGCGCCGCGCAACCTTCGCTTGGTCGCAGGGGTTCGCGTATGGCTATTACAAAGACAACTCAATAAACATCAATTTATGCGAAAGACGACAAAACAACCCTTGGCTCTTGCCGATCTAGAAAAAGCCTGGGCGGCTTTCTACGACTCAACAAAAGTCGAAAACGAGAAGGAACTCGCCAAGCAAGGCTGGAAGACTATTCGCGCTATTGCCGAAGAGTCGAAATTGACCATCGCAGCTGTTTCTTGCCGAGTTGAAACTGCGATTGGAAAAGGGATTCTTGAAGCAAAAAAAGCAACTATACAGACGAATCAAGGCGTTCGCGAGGTGAAATTATACCGCCCTACCTAGTTAGATTCCAATATGTAAATTGGTTTCTATCCAAGCCGCAGATGCGCTCCAGCATTGGTTGAGCGCATATGTAAAGACTTTTCTCAAAAATTATTTTCACGCTTTGTGAAAATTTTTCTTTTCATTTTGGAGAAGTTGAAAGAAGGTTTGCACATCGAACGGGACGAACCCGAACGACAGAAACAAAAATAGAAAACCAAAAATGAAAATCAAAGTTGCACTCAACACCAAAAGCCGCGAACTCTCCGACTCCCTAGACAAAGTAAACGGCAAGGCTAGATCAGCCACAGCATCAGCAATGGACATTCTTAACGCGACAGAAATCGCAGAGAAGCAACTCGCCGCATTCGGTATTGCGAAATCATCACGCATCGGAGCCGAGATGACATATACATCCGGCGGCTCGGTTGCAAAAGCCTACAAATACACGCGCATCGCAAACCGGATCAAAGCAGTTCGCGGCGGCTCGTTCTGGTATGTTACCAGCATCGACCGTGTTGAGCTTTTCCCAAACCAAGACGGCGGCATTAAGGTCGGACTAAACGCCGATCAAGAAAAAACCGCTCTCGCCGGTGTCCGCGCAAAATTCTACAACATCTAATTTTAAATATATATGGAACCACTAACATTTCTCGTTTTATTCGGAATCTGCACTCTCTGTGCATTCATCGCCGGATATTTGATCGGCAACATCAAAGCCACCTGCGAGATGGAACAGGCTCGCAGATGGTGGATGAACCGCCAAATCCGCAGGGAGCGCCGTTAATGACCGCCGAAGAACTACATGACGCCGAATGCGAGTTCACCCGCAGCCTTCTTTGCGGAATGATTCAGCAGGCCGTTGCCGACCTGCAAAGCGAGAAGGTCTTTTTGAGCAAACAGCTAAACGAAGCTCAAGAACTCGACCGAGAGTCAGCAATTCATTTCATCAAATCACGAGCATTCCAAGGCATCTGCGACGTCTTAGCACTCCCAGCCGACAAGATAAAAACAAGGGCATTAAAACATGATATTAGCACTCGATCCAGGAACGACCCACACCGCATTCGTGCAATACGACCAAGCAAAGATACATGACCACGGTCACCTTCCAAATGCCGAGATCCGCCAGATTCTTATCGGTCGCGAATACACTCGATGCGCCTGCGAGATGATCGCATCCTACGGCATGGCGGTCGGAGCTTCAACATTCGAGACGTGCGTCTGGATCGGACGCTTCATCGAAGTGGCACGGGTGGACGTGGAACTAATTTTCAGAAAAGATATCAAGCTATTTCTATGCGGCACGATGCGAGCCAAGGACGCGAACATTCGCCAAGCCTTGATCG